ATTTGAACACTTTAAGTTTGAGAGACTTATTGATGAAAATACAACAGGAATAGGTACTACTGATATTCAATGGGGTTATTCCGCAGGAAATAACTTTAAGCCAGATGATGATGCTGAACCTAAGCCAACAGCAAACTATGATTCTGTGTTGACAGCACCATTTCTTTTCTACGGAATAAGAATAACGGGTTTGTCTGGAGGTGGCAGGATAAATTGGAATGGAGTAGCACACGAAGGATTGACTTCCTATTGGAAGCCATCTAATACAGTTGAAAACGGTACATCTTCAGTACCTCCAGATTTTACGATAAACTTTGACGATGAGATTGATGAATGGAATCAAACAAATTACGGAGGAAACACTAACTCATTGTTTAAGAAGTTTTACGAAACTTACATATTAGATGCGTTTGATGCCAAGAAAAGGATATTTAAACTAACAGCACATTTACCGAATAGTATATTACTTAATTACAAGCTAAATGATAGATTTCAGATTGGAGACAAAGTGTTTACTATAAATTCAATAGACACTAATCTTAAAACAGGGGAATCTAAATTAGAATTATTAAACGTATTATGATAAAGCACATTGTAGATTTATTGGCGGTATCTGATTGGTATGGCGTATCTCATAACATTGACATTGCAAAAGGAATGTACAGGGGTTGCAGAAACTGGGATGACGTAAAAAAACAAGTGAAAAGAGTAAAGGAATCTAAAGCATACACAAATGGCTGAACAAAAGATACTCATATCTATACAGATAAAAGATGATGGAAGTCCTAAACTAAAGAAAGTTGAAGGTGCTTTAAAAGGTGTGTCTAAAGAAACACAAAAGCTAAATGAACACGAAAAACAGAGAGAGGCACTTCAGCAAAAAATAATAAAAGCTACTTCAAAAGAAGCTGTTGAATTAAAGCAATTAGAATTACAACTTCAACTCGCAAACAAAGAAACTACCGAAGCTGCTAAAGCAGCTATAAATGCTGCCGAAGGTCAGGATATGTTCGGTAAATCAGTTGGAGGGACAACAAAGGGATTAAAGCAAAATAGGGCGCAGTCTGGTCTTAATAACGCTATACTTATTGAGATGGGTCGTACCGCATCTGATGCTCAATATGGGTTTCAGGGTATGGCTAACAACATTGGTCGTTTAGTTGAGTTAGGTCAAGAGTTTACTCGTACTGGCGCAGGAGGATTAAGAGGTGCTTTATCTACTCTTGGTAAAAGTATAATGGGTACTGGAGGTATCTTAATTGGTGTTCAGTTACTAATATCATTTTTACCTACTCTACAAAAGAAGTTTAAGGAATTAAGAAAGGATTCTAATGACTTAAATGATGTTTTTAAAGATGCTTCGGGTACAGTTTCAAATACAGCAGGAAAATTTGAAGCATATATAGCCACAATACAAGACGCAACTACAAGTCAGAGAGAATTTGATAATACTGTACGTGCATTAGAAAAAGATTTTCCAAGATATACAACTCAATTAAAAATTAACGGTATATCTATTGAGGATGTTAAAAATAAAACTCAAGCTGCTACCCTAATAAATGATGCTTATAGAAATTCTATATTAGAAACTGCAATGGCAAGAGCATCACAGTCTGCCATTGAAAAAGAAGCGGCAGCAATTTATCAAGCACAAATAGATGCTAATTTAAAATTGCAAGAAAAATATGATATTACTCTTGAAGATGGTAGAAAGGTTTTAGCTAAATATAATCAGGTATTGGCAGATGCACCTAAAATTGGAAGGGCAAGGCAAAAATTTATAGATGATAGTATAAGTCTTGAAGAAAGAAGGATAGCTGGTATAGTAAAATCATTAGACAAAGAAGTGGTTAAAAGAAATGAAACTATACAATTTTTACTTCCAACATACGAAGCAGAAAAACAACAAATAGAATCAGTAAGTGCCTTAAAAAGAGAGGGTATTAACTTAACTGTGCTTGAAGGTAAAGCTACAATAGAAACAAACAACGCTGTTACTGATAATTTAAGTCAAAATGTAAATGCAAGAATAGAATTAACGGAAAGGGAGAAAAGAGTAAAGATAAGGGCTATAAAAGCGCAACAGCAAATGGAATTATCCTATGCAAATACCGCTAAAAATTTATCAAATTTATTTAAGGCACTTGGAGAAGAAAATAAGGGACTTCAAATAGCAGGTGTTGTAGCTGAAGCAGCAGCAAATATATCTAAAATAATAACTAATACTCAAGCTGCTAATGCTATTGCTAAAGTAATGTCTCCTTTAACAAATGGTCAACCATTTGTTACATTAAATAAGATAAGCGCAGGTCTCGGTATAGCAACTTCTCTTGTTTCGGCAAGAAACGCAATAAAAGATATAAGGTCTGGAAGTTTAGGAGGAGGCGGTAGCGCTGGTGCTGGTGGTGGCGGTACTACAATTCAAGCACCCGACTTCAATGTTGTTGGCGCATCTCAAACATCACAATTAGCAGAGACTGTTGCAGCACAACAATCAAAACCAGTAAAAGCATTTGTGGTTGGAAAAGATATATCAACGCAACAAGAGTTAGATAGAAATATAACAAACACCGCATCATTCGGTTAATTTAATAGTATGAAGGTAATAGAATTATTTATAGACGAAGAAGGATTATTGTCTGGCATTGATGCTATATCAATAGTAGAACAACCTGCAATAGAAGAAAACTTTATTGCGCTCAAGGAAGATATAAAGGTAGAACTTGCAGACGTTGATAAAGATAAACGTATCTTAATGGGTGCGGCACTTGTTCCTAATAAGAAGATATACAGAAGGGATAGAGAAGATGAGTATTATATATACTTCTCTGAAGATACCGTTCGTAGAGCATCTGAACTATTCTTGATGAAAGGAAATCAAAACAGGTCAACTCTTGAGCATCAAGCAGAACTATCGGGAATGTCTGTTGTGGAATCTTGGATTGTAGAAGATGAAACACACGATAAATCTCGTAAGTATGGATTGAATATGCCTGTTGGTACTTGGATGGTGTCAATGAAGGTAAACAACGAAGATGTTTGGAAAGACTATGTTAAGACAGGTAAAGTAAAAGGATTCTCTATTGAGGGTTACTTTACAGATAAAGTTGCTATGTCTATGATGCAGCAAGAAGAAGATGCTGCTGAAGTGCTTTTAGAGATTGCAGATAGTATTGAAACTGGTAAATTGAATCTAAAAACATACGGAGACTACGGTAGTGGCGTAAGAAATAACGCCAAGAGAGGTATTGAACTAAACAAGAAGGTAAATAACCGTTGCTCAACCTCTGTGGGGAAAATAAGAGCGCAGCAGTTGTCAAGGGGTGAAAAATTAAGTTTATCCACGATTAAGAGGATGTATTCATATCTCTCAAGAGCAGGAGAGTATTATGACCCAAGCGATTCAAAAGCGTGTGGCACTATCTCATACCTACTGTGGGGTGGTAAAGCTGGACTTGCTTGGAGTAGAGGTAAGTTAAAAGAATTAGGAGAGATTGAATTAGCGTCTAAAAAGATTGATGATAGACTTGCTTATGACACGAAAGAACAAGCATTGCAAGTAGCTAAAGACATTGGATGTGAAGGTTATCACGTTCACAATGTAGATGGTCAAGAATGGTATATGCCTTGCAAAGAACATAAATTAGCTGAATACGATGACAAAGGAAGAATTAAGCGAAGCAAGAAAGCACCAAAATCCGATACTCCGAATCCTAATCCAAAACGAGGAAGCAAACGCAATCCAAAGGGTGCTGCTGGGAAGTCGAGGGGAGTTACTGTTCCCGACAGAGTGTTAAAGTCATTGCAGAAAAAAGCTGATGACTTTAATGAGAAGTATAAATCTAAAAAGGGTTATGGAACTACTGTTGGGCAACTGAAGTCGGTATATCAGCGTGGTGTTGGCGCATATCAAACATCTCACAGTCCTGCTGTAAAGTCAGCCGAGCAATGGGCGCAAGCACGTGTAAATGCCTACATATACCTTCTAAAGAATGGTAGACCGCAAAACGCTAAATACACTACCGATTATGATTTACTGCCAAAGAAACATCCTAAATCAAGTAAAAAATGAAAAGTAAAGAAACAGTAGGAAGACAAGTTCCAAGTAATTCAAGACGTGGATGCTTGTGTAAAAACGGAAAGACATATTCAAGAAGATGCTGCGATGGCACTTTAAGAGCGCAAGGGATAGGTAAAATAAACGCCTGAAAATCTAACAGTACAAAGCGTACTTGTTATTTTATTAAATATAATTGTTAATTAACATAAATTATGGAGAGCAAAGCTACAAACATTTTAAATGATATTATGCAAAAACTCTCTGCTATTACTGCGGAAGAAGTAAAAGAGGTTGAGAACATTGAAGTTCAAGCTGAAGAAGTTACCGAAACTCCAGAAGTAGAGGAAGTTGCATTATCTGAAGATTCTGCTGAAGTAGAAGAAGCTACTGAAGATGAAGTAGAAGTTTCTTCAGAAGATAACTCAACTGAAGAGGTTGAACTATCTAAAGAAGATACTACTGAATTAGAAGAAGATTCTGAAGAAGTAGAACTAATGGAAGGTTATGTAAAAGAGGAGGATTTTAACTCTAAAATTGCAGAACTTGAAGATATGATTAAGTCTATCAAGGAAGATATGATGGTTGAGTACAATAAATACGAAGAAGAAAAGAAAGAACTTTCTTCTCAAGTAGAAAAGCTATCTGCTGAACCAGCAGCCGAGCCAATCGCACACGCCCCATCAGAAAAAAACGAAGAAAAAGAGGTGGTTAAATTCGGTCAGAATCGCCCTGCTAATACACTTGACCGAGTATTTTCTAAATTAATATAAAATGAGTAATCAAAAAGTAAATTTATACGCTGGTAATGGTTCTGTTGACACTATTACTTCAACTTACGCAGGAGAGTTTGCAGGGAAATATATTTCTGCTGCTCTTTTGACTGGAAAAACATTAGCTGAAGGTGCTATCACTATCAAACCTAATGTAAAGTTCAAAGAAGTTGTAAAGAAAGTTGCTTCAACTAACTTTATCGCTAATGCTTCTTGTGATTTCTCTGCTACTGCTGATACACTAACTCTTACAGAGCGCATCCTTCAGCCAGAGGAGTTTCAAGTAAACCTTGAACTATGTAAAAAAGATTTCAGACAAGACTGGGAAGCTGTACAAATGGGATATTCTGCATTTGACAAGTTACCTTCTTCTTTCGCTGACTTCATTTTAGGACACGTTGCTGCAAAGGTAGCTGAAAAGACTGAACAAAACATCTGGGGTGGTGTAAACGCCAACGCTGGAGAATTTGACGGTCTTACAGTACTTGCTGCTGCTGATTCTGATGTAAATGATGCTGCTAATGGTAGTCAAACTTCATTCACTTCTTCTAATATCGTAACACTTCTTGGGAATGTAGTTGATTCTATTCCATCTGCTGTTTACGGTAAAGAAGATTTAACTATATACCTTCCAACTGTTGCGCTTCAAGCGTATGTACGTGCATTGGGTGGATTTGGTGCTTCTGGTCTTGGTGCTGCTGGTACTAACGCACAAGGTTCTCAATGGTATAATATGGGCAATGCTTTAGCATTTGAAGGTATCAAAATCCAACATGCGCCTGGTATGCCATCTGACCACATTGTTGCAGGAGAAGCATCTAACATCTACTTCGGTACAGGTCTATTAAGCGACCACAACGAAGTAAAAGTAATCGACATGGCTGACCTTGATGGTAGCCAGAATGTACGTGTAATCATGCGATATACAGCAGGTGTACAGTACGGTATCGGTTCTGACTTGTCTTTATTGACTTTAGCATAGTAATTGTTTAATCGAAAGGGGTAGTTAAACCTGCCCCTTTTACTAAAAAAAAATAGATATGAGTTGTACTTTAAACGCAGGTAGATTAACGCCCTGTAAAGACAGTCTTGGAGGAATTAAGAATTTGTATTTAGTTGATTTTGGAGACCCAACATTCGCAATAAATGAAAATGGAAGCGATGAGATTACTGATATTACTGGAAGTTTCCAATATGCAAAGTATGAGGTAAAAGGAGATGCTTCAATGGAGACTACACTTACTTCTTCAAGAGAAAACGGAACAACATTCTTTGAGCAAAACATTACTGCTAATTTAAGAAAGTTAACTAAAGAGGATAACAAAGAGTTAAAGTTAATGGCTTATGGAAGACCTCACGTTCTTATCCAAACAAGAGATGATAAATTTTTCTGGGTAGGTGTTGAAAATGGATGCGAAGTAACTGGTGGTACTGCTGTAACTGGGACTGCGCTTGGAGACTTACAGGGATATACTCTTACGCTACAAGCTATGGAAAGGTTTTATCCTAATGAGTTTGTAACAACTACACCTCCAACAGATGCTGACCCATTTGTAGGGATTGGTGGTACTGCTACTTCAGTATCGACTAATAATATGCCAACCTAATAAATTCAATAGGGTTGTAAATTTAATAGGGGGTTGCTTATGCGACCCCTTTTTTGTATATTT